GCAAAACGCAACTAAAGGTGGATATGATGTAAGCTTAAGTTCATCCGTAGTAGGATTTTGGATGAAACCATATCAATATAATTCAAGAGTAAATTTAACACCTCAAATATTCGTAATGCAATCACCATTAGCTTGGAATACTGTTACTGGTGCTAGTACTGTAAGTAGAACACCAGGAGCAATGGTAGGGTTAGGATATGATTACAAATTGAGTAAAAGATTTGGATTTTCAGCATCTTATAAAGCATCTATGAGTTTTGGTGATAAATTCTCACTATTGAACAATATTCAAATTGGTTCAAAAATGATATTTTAATATTTATATGTACAAAAACAATATTTTATGAAATTCTCTACATTAAAAAACATATTATTGATTGGTTTTATTGCTTTTTTTATTTATCAATTTAAACATGGTAAGGTTACAATAGGTAAAACAACTGTTGTAGACGGTAAAAGATATGAAGTAATAAAAGAAATCCATGATACAACCGAAGTAACAAAAACAAAAGTAGTTACTAAAAAGGGTTCGGATATTTTCTATGAAACTATTAAACATGATACTATTCCTACAATAGTAGATACTAATAGTATATTAAAAAATTACTTTGCAAAAAACATATACAAAGATACATTGCATTTACCTGATAATTTAGGATTTGTATTATTAACCGATACGATTACTAGAAATTTAATACAAGGTAGAACATTTACTGCAAATGTTAAACAAAGAGTAATTGAAAATACAACAATTGTAAAAGAGTTACCTAAGACTAAAGTATTTTATGGTATCGAAGGTGGATTTAATAAAGCTGATTTTATTTCACATATAGGAATGGGATTATTAATTAATACTAAATCTGACAAAATATTCAATTTAGGTTTGGGAGTTAATAATAAGACATCCGATGGTACAAATGGTAAATTCAGTCCATATGTTAAAGGTGGAGTTTATTGGAAAATTAAATTACATAAATAAGATGATAAAATTAATGGGTATTGTAACTGAAAAACCTAAAGTAAATGAATCTTTAGATATTCAGCCAGTAATAGATAAAACAGCTAAATTAACTGATAGAAATGACCATAATGGTTCTGTATTAGAATTAGCAACATTTTTAAACGATACAAAGACTGTTAAGTTATTACAGGCAATTCAAACAATACATACAATAGAAGGTTCGATGCCATCGGAGATTTCCAAATATAGAGATAATATATTAAAAGATTTAATGAGCAAAGTTAAATCTAAATACGGAGCAGATACTGCTAAGAAAGTAAATTCTGCTTTCTAATGATTAGTTTAAAATCTTTATTATTTGAATCTGAAACAATTGGATATTTATCAATTCAAAGTGGTTCTAATTATTTTGAATTACCTATTGTAAAAGATGGAGATAGTTATAAATTGGATACTACTATGAATATACCATTTGCCGGTCAAACTTTTGGTTCATCCGAAGATATAAAACAAGCAGTAAATGGTAAAAATGGTGTTACGGTATTAAAAATTATAGGAGCGTAATGTTAAACGAATGTATCATTGTATCTAAAGAAGTTGGAGATAAGTTTATCTTGGCAAAAAATAGAGATAGAGCTTATAAACCAAAATTAGAAATTGTTCATACCATTATAGATGGTTTGGAAGTTGCATATTTACATGATATGATTACCGATTGGAGTGAAGGTATGAATGCTAATGGTATTGGTGTTGTAAACGCAGCTCTTTTAGTTGGACATGATGAAGCAGAGCATAAGATTGTAAAGAAAGGGGGTAAACCTGGACCTGATGGTGATAAAATGAGAAATATCATTAAACAACCTACATTAAAAGATGCTCTAAAAGCAGCTTTAACATACAAAAGCAAATCTCATTTAGCACTTAAAGGACATACTTTCTTATCTTCACCAAAACATATGATTAGTATTGAAACTACATCAAAACATAAACCTGATATAGAATTACACAATACCGAATCACCTATTGTTAGAACAAATCACGGACATCTTTTTACGGATGCTGGATATACAAATGGTATAAAATATCTTTCATCTAAAATGAGAAAGATATCTGCAGAAAAAGTTGTTGATAAAGTTGAAGATTGGAGAGAAATTGGCGCAGCAATGAGAAAACAATTCTTCCCACAAGAATCTCAATTAAATATGGCTCGTAATACAAAAGAAATGTTTACATCTTCTCAAACTATTATGAACCTAACTGATAGAATTTTAGAAATAGAATATTTTCCTTCCAGAGTTGAATCATTTGAAGGTATTAGAACTGAATTACCCAAAGATTATCAACCAAAAATCAAAATAGTGGTTAAAAAGGTAGATTTACCTAGTCCACCCGCTAAATAATAACTTTTACTTATATACATATTTATAGACATACAAAATCTAAATAAAAAAGTATGTCAACGGATTTTCAATTATTTCCTGGTAAATCTTTAAGTGGTTTATTTGAGGATATTTACAACAATCAGGTTTCAAAAAAACAAAAGATTAGTTCTTTAATAGAAGAAATGAAGAAACTAATTAAACATGCAGGTGATGTAGAAACGGTAGGTACTATTGTAGCTAATCTAATTGATACTTCGGTTAAAAATGATGACCAATTGGTTAAACTTGCTAATTTGGCACAAAAGATAGTAGCAGCTGATAAAAAGAGTGAAGGACAAGATGGTTTCCTTACTGAGTTTGAAAAAAACCAATTACTTCAAGAATTAGAAGAAACTAAACAAGAAGTTGAAAGAGTAGATGACTTAGAATTTGAAATGGAAGAACTAAAAAAGAAAATGAAATAAAATATGGCATTAGGTACTTCAAAAAATATAGCAACCAATCATATATCAAACATACCATCTGCAACCAAAGAAGTTTTTACCGCGGTTGTCTACGATGTAATATTAGATGAGAATCATGAATATGCTAAAAAAACAGGAGCTAATAGTGCATATATTGGTGCAATAAAATTTAGAAAAAGAACTGATTTGCACACCGAAGATGGTAATTTACCTATCGCGTTTCCTATTGATAGAAATTTAAAATCTTTACCTGTAAGAAACGAATTAGTAAATGTAATTGAAAATGGCAATGGTTCATATTCTTATAGAAGAATCTCAGCAGATAATAATCCAAGTAGAAGTGGAGAGCCAGATATAATTTCAAAAGTATTTGTTGGAATAAAAGAACAACAAAATCATTCTAAAAATTATCATAAAGTAAGTACAACTAATATATCAAGAACAAACAAAGATGGTGGAAGAACTTATGATGGATTTGGAAAATATTATAATATTACACAAAATTTACATAATTTAAAATTATATGAAGGTGATACATTAATTGAAAGCCGTTTTGGACAATCAATTAGATTATCTGGTTATAATAATCCAAAAAATATTTTTGCTCCAACATTAATAATTAGAAATAGAGAATCTTCTTTAAGTAATACATTACCTACAAATTCGGTAGAAGAAGATATTAATAGAGATGGAAGTACTTTAATAATGTCTTCAGGAGAACATGAATTAGGATTTGTACCTGGAACAGTTGATGATAAAGGTAAAGGTGATTTTCAAGCAAAGCCAGATACTTTTTTAGATTATCCAGATAAATTGAAAGGAGACCAATTATTATTAAGTTCAGGTAGAATTATATTATCTTCTAGAAATGCTGAAATGATATTCTATTCTAAAAAGAATTATGGATTTATTTCAGATGGTGGTATGTCAATTGATAATAAGGGTGGGTTAGATATAACGGTAAATGATGATATAAACATTGATACCAATGGTAATAATATAAATTTTAAAACAGGTGTTAATGGTACTTTATTTTTGGGTACTGGTGGTAGTACACCTCTTGAACCAATGGTTAAAGGACAACAATTAGTTGATGTATTATCCGATTTAATAGATGCGATAGGAAATATGACTTTCTTTACACCATCCGGTGCAACTCAAGTAGGACCAACAAATGCAGCGGATTTTGGAACTATAAAAGCTGCATTGAATAATATACTAAGTAACACAATACAAATATCTTAAAATGTCTTGGGATATATTTAAACAGAATGTTTCAAATATGGCTAATAATCCCGAAACAATAACGGATTTATCCATTGCAGCACATACTTACGCAGTAGAATATGATGCGTGTATGAAAAGAGGATTTAATCAAGATTTATTAGTAACAATACAACAAGGAAATGTTGATGTTATGGAATCTTTATTTTTAGCAGCTTTTGAATTAGGATTAACTCAGCCATCTTTATACGATATTGTTGGACAAATGGGAAAGGGGGTTATTGCATATTGGGGATATGCAGAATTATCAAAAATAAATATAGCAGGAACTATACCATTGCCAACGGTAGAACAAATATCTCAAGGTGTAGCATATAATGTAAATCCTTATTTTTTATATTGTACAAACCCTGGTCAATGGCCTGATTTTTATGCATTACCACCAACAAATCCTACATCAAACATGCTTGATTTGTTTATATTATCTGCTCAAATGCATTTAACAACTATATCCGGTATAGCTTTATTTAATTCATATTATCCGGCATCATTGGTAGGAACTCTACCCAGTTTGGCAAATTGGATAACTTACACAATAGGACCTTCTCCAATATCACCAAAAGCAGATGTTAGTACTGATATAGTAGAGTGGGTTCAACAAACTCCAACAAATCTTATAAACGAAGCTGATACAACAATATATGCAGGAGAAAATCCATATTCAAATTCTGGATTAGGTGGAATAGATGAAGTAGTTAATGATTCTTATATAATAAACGAACCATCTGGACAAAATCCAAATGGATATAACAAACCACCAGCTGGAAGTTATGGTACTGATATTAAACTTTCAAATGGAAATGTAGCGTATGGTGGATTTAAAGGAAAACCAGTAGATTCATCTTATTATATTAAATCAGTTTATATCCCAGCATTAGAAAGAGTTCATTTTGATAAACCAAATGGAATCAAAATATTAATGCAGGCACAAGCTCAATTAGAAGGATTTTATCCAAGTACTTCATCTTGGAGAACTAATAATCCTGGTAATGTGTATCCATCAAGAAATGGTAAAATTGATAAAAGTGGATTTAGAAGTTTAGAAGATGGATTGGATGCACAATGGAAATATGTAATAGGACCTATTTTTAGTAATAAATCTAAGTATTATAAAAAAGAAATGGGATTATATCAATACATTTCTACATATGCACCAGTTTCAGATGGCAACAATCCAACTGAATATACAAATTTTATTATAAGTTACTTTAAAAAGAAAGGAATAGCAATTACGGCTAATACAACTCTTGTAGAATTATCTAATATAAAATAATAAAACCTAAAAATAAACAAGTTAAATATTTATAAACATAACAAATAGAAAAATATGGATACTGAAAAACTAATTAAAGCCATTCAAATCCTAATTAAAGAGGAAATTAAAGAACAACTTCCTAAAATTATTAAGGAAACTGTACAGGCTGAAATGAAAAAATTGATTGCAGAAGGTAGAAAACCTATTGCAAAAACTCAAAATACTGGTTTGAGTATGGCAAAATCTATTTTAGAAGATGAACCGATTATGGAATTTATTGAAACTAAAGTAGTACCGCAAAAAACATTTAGTAAAAACCCAATGATTAATCAAATCCTTAATGAAACTAAAGGTGGAATACCACAAGGAGATGGTGGGTATAGAACTATGAGTTTTGGTCAAGCAGATATGGGTTCAATTGTGAGTAGAACTGCAATTGCAGAAAAAATGGGATATGGTGAATTTGGTGGAGCAACACAAAAGACAGGACTAGGTGTTCAAACTGGTGTTGCAGAATTGGATAAGGCTTTTAATAGAGATTATTCTGAACTTGTAAAAAGATTTAAAAAATAATGGCAATAGTATTAGGTTCTAAAGTAGTAAAAGATACAAAGACGTATAACGATTATGCGATAGGAATTACTTTACCTATACAAATCGGTAATACTGCATTTAACCAATCATTTACAACGGCTGAGCAAGTAAAATCTAATATTAAAAGTTTATTATTAACTAAAAAATATGAAAGAGTAATGCAACCTCAATTGGGAAGCGGGTTGCAAGAATTGTTATTTGAACAAAACAATGATGATTTAGCAGATAGAATTGAAACTACTATAAATGAATCAATGAATACCTGGTTACCTTATGTTACAATAGAACAAGTAGATATACAACAAACAAACGAAATGAAAGATACCAATACGGTAATGGTTTCATTAAAGTTTAGAATTGCAAATGGTATTAACTTAGAGTCTTTAACTTTTAATGTACAAGCTTAACTTATATGGCAATTAATACTATAAATAAAAATTTTAAAAACAAAGGTAAAGATATTAAATATCTAAATAAAGATTTTGCTTCTTTTAGAGATAATTTAATTGAATTTGCTAAAACATATTTTCCAAAAACATATTCTGATTTTAATGAAACATCTCCTGGTATGATGTTTATTGAAATGGCATCTTATATTGGTGATGTTATGGGTTATTATATTGATGATACTTTAAAAGAATCATTAATGACCTATGCGGAAGATGAACAAAGTGTATTAGCATTAGCACAATATTTGGGATATAAACCAAAAGCTTCATCACCAGCAATTACCACATTATCATTATATCAATTAGTACCTTCTATTGGAACGGGTGTAAACAATGTTCCAGACCCTAAATATTTTTTAAGAATAAAAGAGGGAATGTCTGTATTATCTACTCAAGGTGGTATAGAATTTAGAACAACTGATATAGTAGATTTTTCAAATGAAGTAGAAAGAGAAATTAGTGTTTATGAAAGAGATTTAAATACCGGTGAACCAACATTCTATTTGGTTAAAAAATATGTAAGCGCTATTTCTGCAACTCTTCAAACAAAAGATGTACCATTTAATAATTATTCTCCATTTCAAACAATAACTTTGCCTGAAACAAATGTAATTGAAATATATGATGTAAGAGATTCAAATAATAACAAATGGTATGAAGTTCCTTATTTGGGACAGGAAATGGTGTTTATTGATTATCCAAATACGGAATCAAATGACCCGGATTTGTATCAATTTAAATTATCAGTTCCTTACATATTAAAAACAATAAAAACTCCAAAAAGATTTACAACTAGATTAAATCAAGATAGTTCAACTTTAATACAATTTGGAGCGGGAGACCCAACGGCGGCAGATGAACAATTAATTCCAAATCTTAAAAATGTAGGATTGGGTTTACCTAATTCTATTAAAAGATTAGATGAATCATTTGACCCAACTAATTTTTTAAAAACAAAAACATACGGAACATCTCCGTCTAATACAACAATTACTGTAAAATATTATATAGGTGGTGGAGTACAAGCAAATGTTGCTAGTGGGCAATTAACAAAAATAAATGGAGTAACATTTGAAGATGATACACAAACTTTCAATGTAAGTGAGCAATCTTTATATAATTTAGTAAAAAATTCTTTAGGAGTAGATAATGAAATTCCAGCAGTAGGTGGTAGAGATGGTGAAACTTTAGAAGAAATTAGACAAAATGCATTAGCAAATTTTGGAGCTCAAAATAGAGCAGTAACTGTAAAAGATTATCAAATAAGAGCTTTATCGTTGCCTTCAAAATATGGTGCAATTACAAAAGCATTTGCAACTGCGGATGGTACATTAGATAATAATTCTCCATCATCAATTTTAGCATCCCCAAATCAATTGCAACAATTTACTGATTTAGTTAAAGGATTTGTTAATACAACTCAGAAACCAACTGAACAACAAATAAAAGAACAACTAACTTCATTTTTGATTGGCAAAACAACAAATGAAAAAGAAAAAAATAATCCATTTGCAATTAATTTATATTTGTTAGGATATGATTCAAATAAAAATCTTACAAATCTTAATAATGCTGTAAAAGAGAATCTTAAAACTTATTTAAATGAGTATAAAATTCTTACCGATGGTGTTAATATTAATGATGGTTTTATTATTAATATAGGAATGGATTTTGAAATAATTGTTTATAAAAATTATAATAAAAATGAAGTACTTACTCTTTGTATAAACGAAATAAAAGATTATTTTAATATAAACAATTGGCAATTTAATCAAACTATAAATTTGAGTGAGATTGAACTTTTAATTGCAAATGTTGAAGGAGTTTCATCAGTACCAAGCTTAAAAATTACAAATAAATGTGGTGGAAGATATTCACCAAATTCATATAATATAGATGCGGCAACTAAAAGTAAGATTGTATATCCATCTTTAGACCCATCGGTTTTTGAAATTAAATTCCCTGATGCGGACATAAAAGGAAGAGCAAAATAATGGCATACTATTTTTTAACAGCATCAAAAGATGCATCGATATACCTACAACAACCAAATCAAAATACAGGTTTGGATGAAATTTTAGAAGTTAGTAAAATATACTATGGAAACATAAAAGATGTTTCTAGAGCACTTTTGAAATTTGAATTAGATTACCTATCGGCATCAGTATCAATTGGTGATATTGTATTATCCGATGCTAGTTTAATTTTAAAAGAAACAAAAAGCGAAGAAATTCCATTGGATTATACTTTAAATGCTTATGCTGTTTCTGGAAGTTGGGAAATGGGAATTGGTACTAGATTCGATAATGTTTCTACACAAGGTGTAACTTGGAATTATAGAGAAGGTGATACTAAATTAGATTGGTTACAAAATAATTTAGCAGAAGGAACTGATTCAAATCCAAATGATGGTACTGGTGGTACTTGGTGGACTGGGATAAACACATCTCAAAACTTTAACTATCAAACTGCAGATATATCAATGAATGTAGGAAATATGTTAAAAGTTTGGATGAGTGGTTCTATTCCTAATGATGGTATTATTATAAAACATGCAAATGAATTTGAAAATAATACCGAAGATTATGGTATTATAAAATTATTTAGTAAAGAAACTCATACAATATATCAACCAAAAATTAGAATAGGTTGGGATGACCAATCTTTTATAACTGGTTCATTAACTGCGTTAACTGCAAATGATATTAAAGTTGGTGTTAAAAATTTCAAATCCGAATATAAAGCAGAAACTACTGCAAAAATAAAAATTTTTGGAAGAGAATTGTATCCTCTTAAAACATTTACAAATCAATTTGCATATGGTGATATTAAATACTTACCACAAACTACATATTATCAAATAAGAGATTTTGCAGCAGGTGATGTTATAATACCATTTAGTGAGTATTCTAAAGTTAGTTGTGATTCCGATGGAAATTATATAAAAGTTAATTTTTCAAATTGGGAAACTGATAGAGTTTATAAAATTGAATTTAAAGTTGATATGGGAGATGGTGATGTTCAATATTTTAATGAAGATATAACATTTACTATTGTAAAACAATAATATGATAGGAACTGGATTAAAGAATGAAATGGTCATTAATGAATTACTGGTAAGTGGTTCATCGGCATTAAAACCTCGAAATGATTTCGGGGTTTATGTGTTTAGTGGTTCTGTTGCCGATGATGGTGTTGTATCTGGTCAATTAACAAAACCAAAATATAATACAACTGAATTAGTAAAATCAATAGATACTACAATTATTGAATTATTACCACCACCGCCACCACCAATAGATGATAGAGTAGCAAGACCAATATATAATGAGGCAACTCAATCGGTTATTGATTTAACTGCAGAAGTAGCAGTGTTAAACACAACTATTACTGATTTGAGAGCTAAAGTGCAGGAATTGCAAGTTATTTCTCAAAGTTTAAGAGTTGATTTGGATTTAAAATCAATTAACTTAGCTGCTTCAGAAAATCAAAAAGTACAATTAGCATCAAAGATAACAACTACGGTTACTCAATTACAAAATTCAGTACAAAAAGCAACATCAGAAGCTATTCAAAGAGTATCTTTAACTGCAAGAAATCAATCGTTACAACAGGAATTGGATGCATTAAGAATTGCAGCAACTGCAAAAGAACAAGCATTGGCAGCTGGAGCAGTTTCTACTGGTCAATTATCAAGTATATTATTTGATGGTGGTAAACCAACAAAAATTGATGGAGTTGATATTGGAATGGATTATGGCTCTGGTTATGGTTCAAAATCATCCGCTGGTAAATTTGCAGCACCTGGAAATTCACTTTCAAATACATTTAAAACATATTTTGAAGTTATATGTTCATCCGATTTAGCTGGTGCAACATACATTGATGTTGATGTTAGATTTAAGGGAGGAATTTCATCTTCACCATTTAATTTTGGATTCACAACTCCAGCTAGAATACAAGCTGGTAAAACTTTAAGATTTCCTATGGATGCACCAACATCTTATTTAAATGGTTTGGCGGGAAGTCATGGTGGAGGGTTATTTTCACATTCATCTCCAACTACTTATGATTTTACTATGAGTATTATTGTAACTGATAGTAGTGGTAAAAGTGAAAGTAAAGATTATTCAATGAGAATATACAAATACGGATAAATTTAAAAAATAAATGGCAATACAAAGTATAAAAAATATTATTAACAACAAAGGGTATGTTGTAAATTCAAAAGATAGAGCAATTTTTGAACAAGGAAACTTGCAATCTTTTTTTGGATTTGGTGAAAAAGATGCCATTGAGTTTATAGTATATGATATAAACAATAATCAACTTCCACAAAAAAATGGAGAATTGGTTAGATATGTTAATTTAACAACACAAAATATATCCGATTATTTTATGATTGCTGAAGGAACAATTCTTACTAAACATAAATTACCAAATGAATATTTTATAGATGTAGAAAGATTGTTAAGTGAAGCAGGATATACTAATGGTATATTTAAAACTCAAATAACATTAATTAATAAAAAAGTTGGTAATGAAAAACTAAATGAAAAATTATGGATTTCCGAAATATCACCATCTAGAACTGAAGTAAGATTATTTCCAATAAAAAATGAAATCACTGCAAATACTGATTTACAAGAAAGATTTAATTTATTTGTTAATAATTCTGAATTTAGAGATGATACTATAAATCTTGCTTTTAATTTTATTGAAAAAATAACTCCTAATAAAATTTCATCTTTTATGAAAGATAAATATGGAGTTAATTGGGTTAATAAACTTAAGACTGAATTTAAAATAAATGATTTGGATAATCTTTCAACAAAAATTTATAATAAATTTAGTGAAGCATGTTTTTATAATTTTACAAATAGAATTTCAGATGTAAATAGTTTAAATTATGGTAAACCAAATACAACTACACCACCAATTAAATTTTCAGTTGATGAAATAAAAAGTGTTTGTAGAACAATATTAGTAACGGTTATTAATTATTACCTTTATAGACAAGATATTCATACAACTACTACATATGATTCAGCTAATTTGGCATCGTTGGATGAAGTTGGCCAAATTTTACAAAAATTAGAATCTAATACAATTATTGATACATCTTCTCCAGTTTTACAAACTGCCGTTATACAAAAACCATTTCAATCTGAAACTGATATTAATTTCAATAATGAAATTATAAAAATAACTGACCCCATTCAAACACCAGTTGTTATTGCAGTTCCGGATGATTTTCCTTATAAAATTCCTACACCTACACCAAGAACTGGTGGTGGTGGAAATAATGGTGGTACACATAATACAATAGCACGTGGTGAATTTAATTATGGTCAAATGAATAACACTATGGATATTCAAGCACTAAAATAAATATTTATTAAATAATGGCAATACGATACGATAGAACATACAGATTATTAGACCAAACGGATTCACAAACTCCTATTGACATTACCGATGTAATAAATAATCAAATTACATATGGTGGTGGTAGTAGTATTCTTGGTGGAGTTGGTGGTGGTGGTAATCCATCTTTACCACCAGTTTCAGTTGGTGGTGGTAGTAATGTATTTATTACAAATAAACCCGGTACACTCGTATCAAATCAAAATATTTATTTAAATGTAAATTCAAATGTTGCAGGAGCTTCTATTTACATCAATGATGAAGATACAAAAAAGACTACAAAAGATTTATTACAAATAAGTGTATCTGATATTTTAATAAATGGTGTAAAAAAAATTACCGTAAAAAAAGATGGATATGATTCACCTGATGTATATACTATAAAAATTGTGCAAAATCCAAATTATCAATCAACAACCAATTATAATTTAAATTTTGCATCTAGTATACTTGGTGGGATGGGTGGAAATTCTGGTATTTCTGGATTAGATTTTTTTAGAAGTTTGCCACAAATGGATTCAACAAATCCTGTTTACACAAACACTCCAATATATTCATTAGAAATAAGACATACTTCAAATGGATTTGACCAAGGATATGAAAATGATTATAATAATGTTGATAAAGTAATAGATTTTACACTATCTACAATTAAAACATTACCAATTGAAGATACACCGGTATCACAAATTACAATTTCAGTAACCGGACCAGATACTTCAGTTAATTTGATATTAAACGAAGGTACTATAAATGCTAAATCACAAAAATTAAAATCTGGATTAAATTTAATAGATGTAACTATTGGTGATACCGTATCATTAGCATCTAGTGATATATCTTCATTTAGAATAAAAAATGCAACAGTAACTAAAGCAAATCAAAATAAATTAATAGAAGCACAATCTAATTTAGAAAGTGTAAGTACAAAATTTAAATTGGATAGTATTAATTATTCAGTATTAATAACTTCAGAAAATGCATTACCTGCTACTACTATACCTCAAATAGATTTACTTAGTAATATAAGTGTTAGATATAATATTAATACTAAAACCGATATACCTGTTAAAATTGCAAAAAGTTCAAATGTATTATCAGTAAGAAGTAGTATAGCTAACAAAACTTTTACATATAGTAATTTGGGTAATGATACATCAACAATCATAGTTTTACCGGCCTCTAATTTTACTACAATTGGAAATTATAAAGTTTATTTAGTAGCATCTGGTGCAAATGGAGATGGTAATACTATTGAATTGAATGTAAATGTAGTTGATGAGGTATATGTTGGTGTTCCTGATATTAGAAATATTTCATATCCAAGTTTAATACATGGACCTGATTTTAAAGGAGCTGATGTCGATTTTACAATTTCATACCAATCTATTAATACCGATTATGTAAGAATATATAAAACAGGAAGTGATAAATATATTCAGGCTATAAGCTCTGGAGATGTAAAATTAAATTTTTTAAAGTTATTACAATTAGATAGTACACAAACCTCTGAAAATCAAGACTTAATAAGTATTGGGTTATCTTTGATACCGTATAATATTAGCGGTAAAGAAGTTATAACTGGTAAAGAAGAGAGATTAACAATACAATTAGATAAAGGTGATTTAACAATTCCAAGAGATGTAGCTGTTTCAAGAATTGCTGATGGATTTATAAATCAATTTGATTCTAATATATTTGCAGATGAAACATCAAAATATTTAACTCATTTTTTAAATATTGGAAATGGTGATAATAAATTAATTACAACTTGGACTGGAAGTTTAGGTTCATTGATTTTAAAATTATATGAACCAATACCAACATCTGTTCAACCAAATGATTTAGTTTGGATTTCTAAAATACAATCAAATCCAATAATTGAAACAATAACTGTAAGTGGTATTGATGAGACATATTGTGCACCATTAAAAGGACCTAATTTTACAATTGAACCAGATAATGGATATGGATATCAGGTATATGAAGATTTAATTGCAAGTGGTAGTGTAGCTTCTACAAACTTAATAACAAAATATATATCATCAACAGGAATTGATACTGCTAAATTAAACATTAGTTATGTAAGTTCTTCCAATTATTTATTTGAAAACTTTTCAAATTTTGGCTCTGCAGAAGAAAGAATAAACAATTTTTTCTATAAAGTACAAATTTTAGAAACATATAAAACAAAATATGAAGATTTAATTGCTGATACGTTTATAGGACCTTATGGTGGATTTGAAGGTGGTATATTGACCGAAGATGGATATCAAGCTGAAACCGAAGATGGTATTTTTGATATACAATGGGAACAATATCAATACAAAGGTGCATCTCAACAGGCCGAAGCTAAAAAATATTATGATTTAATAAATCAAACAATACGAGCATTTGATGGATATGAAAAGTTTTTGTACTCATCTAATAGTGATTTAGCATATCCTAAAGAATTATATATTCATCCTATAAGTGGGTTAGGCACATATATTTTAAAACCATCAACTGATACTGATGTAATTGGATGGTATGATTCTTTAGTACAATTATCATATGATTATGATAAATACAATCCAAACTATTTGGCTAATAATATACCTGAATTTGTTAGAGAAGATTATGATAACGAAGATTTTATCACATTTTTAAATATGATAGGTCAACACTTTGATATTTTATGGTGTTATATAAATGCTTTAAAAAATACAAAGTTAGTAGAAGAAAAACAAGTTAATGGTGTTTCTGATGAATTAGTTAAAAACCTTCTTCAATCGTTTGGTTGGGAAAATAGAAAAGCATTTAATTCTCAATTTTTATGGGAATATGCATTTGGAACTGATAAAGATGGTTTCCCTAAATATTCAATGAGTTTAGAAGAAGCTAATAATCAAGTTTGGAGAAGAATACTTAATAACCTTCCATATATTCTTAAACATAAAGGAACTAGTAGAGCTATGAAAGCTATTATGGCTTGTTATGGTGTTCCTCAATCTATGTTAACTATAATGGAATTTGGTGGACCTCAAGACCCAACAAAAGGTGGAACTACTCAATTTACTTTTGATGATAGAACTGCGGCTATTTATTTAAGTGGAAGTTTGGGAAATAATGGTAGTTCTAATATTAAAGTACCTTGGAAATCAATTGAAGGTAATTATCCTGATTGTATTGAATTTAATATACTTCCAGCTATATTACCAAATACTAAATACTCTTTAGTTTCTGGCAGCCAGTGGACTTTGGATTTAGTTCAAACAACTGGTTCATTTGGTAGATTAGAATTAAACTTTGGTGGTGTACTTTCAAATAGTACTTATTTTGAAGTTACATCAAGCGGAAATGAATATATCACTTCATCAATAAGTTATGTATTAGGACCTGACTATAAAGTAGGAAGTTTGGATTTTCCAATATCTTTAGAAAATTATTCACATGTAGGAATTAACAGACATAATAATCCTGATTCTTCTTCTTGGTTTGAAGTATGGTTAAACACATCCGATGGTAGAAGAATAACTACATCGGTAAGCATGTCAATAGCAACATTGGATTCTGAATGGGAAACTGGTTCATTCTTACAAATTGGTGGTAATGGATTTGAAGGTACATTAGATGAATTCCGTATATGGAGAACTCCTTTACAAAAAAGTAAATTTGATAATCATACTTTACATCCAAACGCAATTGATGGAAATCATATATCAGCATCTACTGAGGATTTATACTTTAGATTAGATTTTGAATATCCAAAAGATAGAACCATTACTGAAAATAATGGAATTAAAAATGTATCGGTAAGTGATAACTATGGTGAAGATTATGGATATATTAATACAATATATTCTGCTTCATCTTATCCATATCAATACATACCATATGATAGAACCGTAACTACAAATGTTCCATCTTTAGGATTAGCATATTCTAATAAAATAAGATTTGAAGACCAAACTTTAATTGGTGATTTATCATACAAAGCTAGAGCAACACAAAAAGCCTTTGATAGAGCTCCAATAGATTCAAATCGTTTAGGATTATTCTTCTCTCCAATTAAGGAGTTGAATATGGATATCTTAAAAACATTTGGTGATTTTAATATTGATAATTATATTGGTGACCCATTGGATGAATATAAAGAAAATTATAAAGAGTTAGATACTTTAAGACATTATTATTTTGAAAGATTACAAAACAGAGATATCTATGAATATATTAATTTAGTAAGATATATTGATAAATCTTTATTTGAAGTTCTTACCGATTTAGCACCAGCTAGAGCTAAAGTTTCTAAAGGTTTATTAATTGAACCACACTATTTAGAAAGAAATAAAACTCGTTGGGATAAACCAATTGCAGAGAATGAATATAAAGAAACATTTATAAATTATACTGAATATAGTGAAACAATTGGTGAAGTTGAAAGTAGAGAAACTAATTTAGATGCACATGATTACGTTAATTTTGATAATTCATTATCAGATAATGAAACCGTAATAAATGCCGAAGAAATTTATACATTAACTTCTGAAAATGATGGATACGAAAGTTTAATTGCAGATAATTTATTAGCAAATATTACAACAGAAGTACCAATGTATGATGTGGCAATACAAATACCAACTGGTTCTACATTAAGTGGTGAAGCAGATGCTTATACATTTACTGAAATTGGAATGGATAAAAATTCATTAGCAAATGCTGGATATGGTTTATATGCTGTAAAAGGAAATGGTATAGTTAGAAAATGGGATGGTGTATTTGGAAATAACCAAATAACAGGAAGCAGAAGCAGTATATTCTTAGTAAGAGAACAAAAACAAAAAAAGATATCAACCCAGGTTTCAGGATACCCAACAGGTTCTGGACCAGTTGTATATAGAAACAAAACCGTTACATATAATAAATTTAGTGTTTCTATTCAACCGTTTAGTGGTAGTGTATCGTTGGGTAATGATGTAGTTGAGGTTACACCTTTAAATGGGTACTTTAAAACACACTATCAATATGTAAATAATAATTCATTAGGATTACAATATTCATATTGGTATGGTTCGCAACAAAACGCAACAACAACACCAGATGGTTTAAGTCCGGTAGAAACGTTTACTACTAATCCTAATATTCTTAAGGTGGCTAAGACTGGTAGAGGTAGTGGTGAACCAATATTGGTTGTAAATTAAATTGAAAATAATAATTAGTTATATTTATTTTAGAAAAAGAATAAAACATTAAAAAATGGCATATTTAGATAACACGGAGATAACTGTAGATGCTATCCTTACTAAAAAGGGTAGACAAAAGTTAGCACAAGGACAATCTTTAAACATCACTAAATTCGCTTTAGGAGATGATGAAGTTGATTATGGATTATATGAACCAGCACACCCAAAAGGTTCTGCTTATTATGATGCATTAATTAAAGCACTTCCAATTACGGAAGCAACTCCTGACGAAACTCAGGTTTTAAGATATAAATTAGTTACCCTTCCAAAAGGAACTACAATTATTTCTCAAGTTAAATTAGGTGTAAACGCAATTGCGGCAAATCAAACTGATGGTGGTATTGGATTAACACCAACTACTTCTCCTTCTGGAAATACAAATGGTGGATACACTGTGGTATTAGCAGACCAAAGAGCAGGTACGGTAACGGTAACTAAAGGTTCAGCCGCATCAGCAACTGTTCCTGTATTCTTAGGACAAGAAATTACAACTACTGCACAAGTGGTAAGTGGTTTAGAATTTAGATTTACTCCAAATCCAAACTTAACAATTGATATTGCAACAACATTAACTGTGTATGGTAATGAAACTGGAGGTTCTCAAACTATACCTGTAACAATCACATATAAACAAGTAGTATAAAATGGCACTAATTAACGATAAAAATATAACAGGTCAAATAGCTTCATTAGCTAATGCTGGTACTGTGGATACAAACGCAATAGTAGCTCTTTTAAATCAAGCATTGCCTGCAGGACAACAAATAAATACAGCAACTGGTCCTACCGTTGGTATTTATAAAACTTTTGCTGAATTTGATAAAGTTAATGCTAAAATAGAAGTTGTAACTGCTGGATTATGGAGTAATGACTCTGGTTCATTAACATCTTTCTATACTGCATCAACACAAACAACTGCACAAAGTGGATATTATTATACTAATGTATATAACGCAGACCCTATATTAACTGATTCTGAAGAAGTTCAATTTGCAATTGCTTGGGGTAGTTATAATGGAAGCGGTTCAATGACATTACAGACTAATGATAATGCATTGTATCCTACAATTGCTACTTATTACCAATATAGAGCGATGTTGTTAGACCCAACATTAAATAAATTTCAATTTAATAACTCAGCTGGAATTGCAACCGATTGTAATGAAATATATGTAATCAACATTGCAAGAAGTAGATTCAGAGAAAAAATGGATGCAGGTAACTGGTCAATGACTTTATCTGGTTCTAATGGTGTTTTTACTCTTATTGATAATAGTGGTAAGAAATTTGCTGATACTGCAGGTTTAAGTGGTAATGTATTTAGTGTTGTTTCTGGTTCTTTGAATTTAGGAACTCAAAACGATGCAACAATTAAAAATACAACTGAAACAACAACCGGTTTAGGATATGGTGCATTCTATTCGGATAGAGGTATAATTATTCTTAACGCAAAAGCAATCGGTGCATTGGTTGGTAATTCACCAACACTTGTAGCAAATACTCCAGATGGTGTTAAAGTAATAACTGGTAACATTAGTGGTAGCTTAGACCAATCAGCTGAACAATTTAATCAATATAGATTGTTATCAGCATTACGAGGTGGTGGACAGTTTGAAGCTCGTAGAACCGAAAATGTATCAACTCAACATTTCTTTGTAAGAGCAACAAATAGAGAGTTTAACTACTCAAATAATCCAACATATGTAAATACAAATGGTACATTTGTAGAAAGTACATTTAATACTGACCCATATACTTACATTACAACTGTAGGTTTAATCAATGACTCAAATGAGATTCTAGCAGTAGCTAAAACTTCTCAACCAATTCCAAAATCATTTGATAAGGAAGTATTGATTAAAGTTAAATTATCATTCTAATTAAAAAATAGATAATATAAGAACCCCCGTAAGGGGGTTTTTCATTTGTAGAATATTTATAGATAATATGTTAAAAGAGATACCACAATCAGATATTATAATTAGACCTTTCAAAGTTTATAAAGAATGGACTTTGGATGAAAATGATATTCAACCATTATTTGGTCAAAATAGTAGTAGTTTCTTTATAGATTTAGATAATGCCGATAAAAGTGGTGGATTTGCCAAAGGTTTAATATATGATTCTATAAAAACTCAATTCTACACAAATGCATCAACTGCATCTGTATTGACTGAAGTTGGGTTAAGAAAATCATACGCTTCAACTGATGAAAGAATATTAGAAAATAACATAATTGTATTACCTATACCACAACAATATTATGGAGAAGGTATTAAAATTGGTAGTGTAGTTTTAGAAGATGAAACTTTAGGAAGAATTTATACGGATGATGGACATTCAAATTTAATAGATTCTGGTAGTAATATCAAAGGTAATATATTTTATGATAGAGGATTGATTATAATTTCAAAAGATGTTGTTAGTGGTTCTGTTATGAATAATTTTGTATTAAATTATAATTCAATTAAAACAATTTATGAAACCGAAGTATTCATTGAAGTTTTAGAAAGTGAATTTAATGTATCACAAAATCCATCAGCCGTTTATGAAGATGGGGGTGTTATTACTACAATTCCAATTAATAGACCTGGTACAACTACTTTGAGTAATACTGATATCGTTAATTCAACATACTATAATGCTGGAACTAGATATATTAGAGGTGGAAAATATCCAATATATTCTAAATTAGACCCAACAAAATATGCAAGTTTTGATGATTATTTTATAAGTAGTTCAGCTGACCCAACAGGTTCTTATTTAGCACCATTTATTACTACAATTGGATTGTATGATAATGAATTAAATATGGTTGCAATAGCTAAATTGCCAAAACCAATAAAATCATTACCTGATTATCCATTGAACTTTATTGTTCGTTTGGACACATAGTGTTATATTTATATTAAGTTAAAACAATTAAAAAGATGTCAATTTTAGATATTTTCACAAAAACACCACCTAAAACATCAAAGGTGAACACAAAGATAGAGCAACAACCAATTGAAAAAAGCAAAGAAACTGATAAAGTTTTAACAAATGCTAGACATGGTGTAATTGGTGGCAACTCTGGTGGATATGATAATAATAAAACATATTCAAACTCTGTTAAAAAATAATAAGTGAGCTGGAAATTTAATGGAAATATAGTTACAGAAGAAAACACTCCTGAGGGTGCGGTTGGTTTTGTCTATAAAATAATACATTTACCAACTGGCAAATATTACATAGGAAAGAAATCGTTAACACAAACTCGTAGATTAAAACCCCTTAAAGGTAAAGTTCGTAAGAGAGTTGTAAAGAAAGCATCTGATTGGGAAAAATATTACTCATCAAATGAATGGATTAAACAACAAATAAAAGAGGGTAAAGAAGAAGAATTTGTTAGAGTAATAATTCAATTTTGTTTTTCTAAAAAATCACTTACATATTGGGAAGTTTGGTGGCAATTTAAAGAAGATGTTTTAAATAACCCACTTTCAATAAATGAAAATATTATCGGAAAATTCTTCCGAAAAGATATATATTAAAAACACACGTTATGAACATTACAGAAATTTCAAAAAAGTATGGTATTTCAGAAGCTTATCTTACTAACAAAGAAGATGGCTTATTGATTACTGCAGCATCTTTAAGAGATGTACAAGGTATGCTTGATGCAAACCAACCAAGAGGAGAAATTAAGGCTAAATTACAATTTTTAATTGATTTTTTAACTGACCTTAAAGCTTCTAATTGGTAAATTTGGTAAATTCCCAAAAAAGTTGTATATTTGTGTATTATTATCAAATATGCTATCTGGGAAGAATAAACTAAAAATAATCACAATATTGGACTCGGCATTGGGGGTAGGCTCATCCTTAAAGGGAAATGAACAAGCCCACCATTGTCCTTTTTGTAATCATCATAAAAAGAAGTTACAAATAAATTTAGATACCCAAAGATGGCATTGTTGGGTATGCGATTCTAAAGGTAGAAGTATATTTGGATTACTTCGTAAATTAAATGTAGATTTAAGAGATATTGGTATAGTAAAGGATGTATATGGGGATGAGCCAGAATATGACCCAAAAGAAGAATTTGTAGCTAAATTACAATTACCAAAAGAATTTAAACAATTATATTTTAAACCAAAAGGTATTAATCCTTTGTATAATCAAGCATTACACTATTTAAATAAAAGAGGTATTACACAGACTGATATTGTTAAATACAACATTGGTTATTGTGAAGATGGTTTATATTCTGGTAGAGTTATTATTCCATCTTATGATGATGATGGTGATTTAAATTATTTTGTCGCTCGTTCTTTTTATGAGGACGAAAAAATGAAATATAAAAATCCACCTGTTAGTAGAGATGTAATTGTATTTGAAAATATGATTAATTGGAACGAACCTATCGTACTCGTTGAAGGTGTATTTGATTCATTCTCAGTAAAGAGAAATGTAATTCCGTTGTTGGGTAAATTCTTACTTAGCAAACTCAAAAATAAAATTATGGAAAAAGGTGTTAAGAATGTAACAATTATGTTAGATTCTGATGCCATATCTGATTCTACGAAACATACCGAATGGTTTCAAAAGAATGGAATTAAAGTAAAAAATATTATTCCAACCGATAAAGATGCCGGTGAAATGGGATTCCAAAAAGTAAATGAACTATTGAAAGGAGCTAAAGAAACTACATGGGATGATTTAGTTCTTTCAAAATTAAATAACCTATGAATAAATTAAAAACAATTTATCACATTGCGGATATACACATTCGTAATATTAAAAGACACAAAGAGTTTAGAGAAGTATTTAACTCAATGTTTGAGGAGATTAGAAAGAGAGGAACTGAGGATGCTATTATTTATTTAGCTGGAGATATAGCTCATGCTAAATTGGAAATGAGTCCTGAATTGGTAAAAGAAATTAGTTGGTTATTAACTGAATGTTCTAATACCTGTACAACTATTATGATTGCTGGTAATCACGATTGTAATATGAATAATTCGGATAGATTGGATGTACTTACTCCAATTGTAGATGCATTAAAATTACAAAACCTACATTACTTAAAAGATACTTCAGTATTTTATTATGGTGAATGTGAATTTGCTGTATTTTCTATATTTGATAATCAGGCTAATTGGCCTAAAGCAGAAGATTTAATTGCAGAGAAAAAGATTGCATTATTTCACGGACCTGTTGATAACTCTACAACCGATGTGGGTTATGTGGTTAGTAGTAGACACTTTACAACTGATATATTTGATGGATACCATTTAGCTCTATTAGGAGATATCCATAAAAGACAAGAGATGATATCACCAAGCGGATGTAAGGTGGTATATGCCGGCTCTTTAGTACAACAAAACTTTGGTGAAACCCTTGATAAGCACGGATTTTTAGCTTGGGATTTAGATACAATGACTTACGAAGAAATTGATATCAAAAACGATTATGGTTATTACACTTTGGATGTTGATGGTGGTATTGTGCCGGATGTAACTGATATGCCATTGTATCCTCGTTTAAGAGTAAGGGTAAGTAATACTGATACTGCGGATACTAAGAGGATGATGGCTGATATTACTGCAAAATATGGTGTAGAAGATTTTACAATCATTAGAACCGATTCATTTAATAAGAAAAAGACAAATGATAGAGAAACTAGATTAGAAGTTGATACCGTATCCGATATTAATCATCAAAACTCTTTAATAGGAGAATATGTTGAAAGAATGATGCCATTTGTGACAAAAGAAGATTTGGCTGGAATTGAAGCAATTAATAGAGATGTAAATAGTAGAATAGTAAGTGATGATACACAACGAAATGTAAGTTGGAAGCCGGTAAGATTTGAATTCTCCAATATGTTCAGTTATGGTGAGAACAATGTAATTAACTTTGATAAGGTAAATGGATTGATGGGATTGTTCGCACCTAATGCAGCTGGTAAATCATCTCTATTTGATTCTATTTCATTTTGTATGTTTGATAAATGCAGTAGAGCTTATAAAGCAGCATCCATAATGAACAATAGAAAGCAGGACTTCCATTGTCAATTGGATTTCCTTATTGATGGTCTGGAATATTCAATCAGAAGGGAAGGAAGAACAATTAATAAGGGAAGAAATGTAAAAGTAGATGTGGACTTTTGGAAAAATGAAAATGGTGAAAAGATTTCCCTAAATGGAACTGAAAGAAGGGATACAAATCAAATCATTGAGGGATATGTGGGAAGATATGAAGATTTTGTTATGACTGCTCTATCACTACAAGCTAACAACGCTCTATTCATTGATAAATCACAATCGGAGAGAAAGGACTTGATGGCTCAGTTTATGGGATTGGATATATTTGATAAGTTATATGAAACTGCTACTAATGATATTAAGGATGTGAACGCACTTATCAGAAATTTCAAAAGGACAGATTTCACAACCGACCTGGCGCAAAAAGAAACAGAACTTTCTGAAAAGAAAATTGAATATGGGGAATTGGATTCTGAAAAAACTGATTTAGAAAATAAAAAGAATGATTTAGATGAAAGAATAATATCTTTATCTCAATTAATAGTTCCAATTCAAGGTAATTTAAATATCAATGTATTAAACGATAAATTAACAAAAGCGCAAGCTGAATTAACAAAATGGGATGATTTAAGATTTAAAACAACCTTATTACATACTGAAACAAAACAATTAGTATTTGAAGCAAAAGAAATGGTTGATGCTAAGAGTACAATTAATGGAAACGATATTGGAGAAGCAATTATAGAGTTCAATGATTTAAAAACTCAAAAGAATAATCTTCAACATCAAATAGATTTATTAGAACAATCAATAGAATCTAATAAAGAAAAATTGGCACACTTAGAAGAAAATGATTATGACCCTAATTGTCAATATTGTTTAAATAATGTATTTGTAAAAGATGCTTTTAAAACAAAAGATGAATTAGAATTACAGGCTACTCAAATGGAAACTTTAAATACACAACTTCATCAATTGGTAGCAACATTAGCATTAATATCAAATGTTGAAGACCAATTCCGTCAATGGAAACAATGGAGTGATGAGCATAGTAGATTAATTGGTGTAAGAGAAAGATACGATGGTGATATTAGAACAATGGAAGCGAGAATAGAGTTGATAAAAAATCAATTAGAAACTGCAGAAGCTGATATTCAACGATATAATGAGAACGAAGAAACTATTACAAAGAATGCTGCTTTAGAAGTTCAAATTGATAATATTCGTAGAGAGAAGCAAGGTGTAGAAAAACAAATATCCGAGGTAAATAAATTAATGTTACGATTGATGTCAGAAGTAGGTTCTACTAAAACTTATATCGATAATATGGTTGCTAAAATGGAAGAAGTAAAAGAATTGGAAACTAAAAACCAATTATATACATTCTATTTAGATGCGGTTAAGAAAGATGGAGTTCCTTATGAACTTATTACCAAAGCTTTACCAGCAATAGAGAATGAAGTGAACAATATATTAGGACAAGTGGTTGATTTTTCAATATCAATGGATACCGATGGTAAGAATATCAACGCTAAGATAGTTTACGAGGACCAGGAATGGGCTTTAGAGATGTGTAGTGGTATGGAGAAGTTTATATCAGGTCTAGCGATTAGAGTGGCTCTAATTAACATCTGTAACCTTCCTAGACCTAACTTCTTAGTAATAGATGAAGGGTTTGGTACATTGGATGCAGACAACTTATCATCCCTATTTATGATGATGCAATATCTTAAAACTCAATTTGATTTTATTTGGGTAATTTCTCACTTAGAACAAATGAGAGATATTGTAGATGGACTTATTGAAATTAAAAAGATAGATGGGTTTTCTAAGATTAACTTTTAGTAACTGGTAATACATTTTTAGGTAGAGGTTTCTTTGAAGCTTCTACCTTTTCTTTTATAAGGGACTCTATTAATCCATTTATTTTATATCCTCTTTCTTTACAAAATTCTTTTAATAATTGATGTATTTCTGCATCAATTTGTATCATTGCATACTTTTTCATATGGTTTCTTTAGATTTATATAGTTTTCTTTAGATTTTTCTTTTGATTATAATTATTCAAAATATTTATTTTATATAATCAAAGAATAAGATGGCAATAATCAAAAAATATGCGGATAGTCAATTAAGTGTTGGTACACCCGTACAATTGTTAAGTTCATACGGAACATTTGTTGTAGATAATAATCCAAATTCTACATATTTTAAAATAACTGAATTTAAAGATACATTTACGGGTGGTAAGAATGGGTTTCTTATTGAAGGTTCTCCACATTTAATGGAAACTACCGAAATAAGAATTCAAATAATTGATGTTGATGGTAAACCTGTGTATTATGAACCTGGACAAGGTATACCTGAATATTATGAAGGTTTATCAAAAGTTGTTGCTGTTTATGTTTATCAGGATACACCAATTGGTTCTGCAAAAATTACTATATTAGGTGAATTAAAAACTTATATAGATGAATTTGGTAATGTGCAGGATATACCAATGGAATGGCAAGGTATTTACAATGTTAAATGGGAAAAAGAATTTAAACTTAATAGATTATTAGCAAACGAAGACAAGGTTAGATTTTATAAAAGACCAAAAGTAAACATTAGTGAAATTGTAAAACCAATTTATTCAAATGTGGTTTCTACTAGAACACAACAAGGATATGTAAATGGTACACCTTTATTACCACCAATTAGTTCTTCAATAACAAATTATACAAATCCAACCTCATATCTTTTAACAACTACAGATGATACATTTTGGACTGCATCAATTATTGGAACTAATTTAACATTTGATGATATTACTTATTCACCATTGGTTGATTCTATTGTGAATAGTAGAGAAATAATAGTTTCAAATCCATATATACATACAACTGGATTAGTTGGAAGTTTAAATGAAATAGGATATACGGCTTCTTTTAATTATATAGAAGGGGTTGATAATTTAAAAACAGCATTAACTGGTTCTTTTGCAAAAATAGAACTTACTGATTTAACTACATTTGTAGGGGATTGTAATAGAGTTAAAATATTCAGAAAATCACAATCATCAATTTCAGATTATGAATTTGTTCAGGAAATAAAATTAGAATCAAATGAACTTTTAATTGATTTAACAACAACAACTAAAAATGCAGAATATTATGGAACTTTTGATTTTGCAACATATAAAAATTATTGGGTAACTTCATCTAATAATTTATTAACAACTTTTGACCAAACTTATTTATTTGATTCTTTACGATTAGATGGTAACACAACCAATTCATCTTATTTTTATACTACTCAATCTATTAGTATAACCGAAGGTAGTGAATATAGTTTAGAATTTGATACAAGATTATTACAAAATATATCTTCAAATTATTATTTAAGAGCGTTTCTAAGTGGGTCTAGAACATCAAATGGAACTACGGTACAAATTGAACAAGATATTACAACATTAAGTTCTTCTGATATATTATTACAAAAACAAACTTCTTTAAATAATATAATAGCAGAACAAATTGATAATACTAAATTATATTTTGAAGTATTAGGAACAGGATGGTATTTAGCTAATATAAGCTTTAGAGTAGCACAGGAAACAGCATTTTCTCCTGATGAAATATCATTTATCCAATCAGTACCAAGAAGTTTACCTGAAGAAACATTTCTTTATCGTTTTGAATTTTATCAAGGAGATAATAAAGTAATTCCTATTTTAGTTGATGCCACTAAAACATTCAATGGTGGTAACTTACAAACAATTAGAAAAGGATTAAAATTAGTACCATCATCCCCTGGATTTCAATTTGATTCCGGTTCAAACCCAGTACCACCAACTATTATTACAATATCTGAACAAAAAACTTTATTAACAGGTTCAGTTCATTATACATCTCAATCATTTGATTTTTTTGGTAATGATTTATCTTCATCTTATACTGGCTCTGGTCAAAAATTTCCTGGTTTATTGCATGGAATAGGAACAGCAAATGTTTATATGACTGTACAAGACTTTACTGGTTCTAGAAGTGATATAAATGTTCAATTAGTAAGATTGACTGGTGAGTGTGAGGGATTTACAGATACAATTAATATA